CTTGTACCGTACTCATCATGTCGCTTTTGCATTTCGTTCTAGCTGTTCCCGCCTCACCGTGAATGTACTGCACATCGTCGATAACTAGCCTGTCTACAAAATCCCATTGAGGAACTTCCAGCACATCTTTGTATTCTCTTATCCATTTGGTAGGAACTGCGGAGGTCTGAGCCTTGCGCATGATTATCCTGTCATGATTTCCAATAATAACCGTAGCAACCGGGAAGGCATCGCGCCACCTTGCTATCTTCTTAATCGCAAAGTCTAGTTCATCTGCACCCCCAAGACCGTTCGCGTCTGTCTCATGGTATGAACTAAAATGGTTGTCGATCACATCGCCAATAAATACGATTCTATTGCAGTTGAACTTCTCCTTTTGCTCTATGCAGAAGTCTAAATATCCATCCAGGCAGAAAGGTTCGTGCAAGTCTCCTATTACTAGGACTCTGTTGGACTCATCTTTTAGGCTTCCCACAAGCCAGTTGAGTCCTTTGCTTAATCTCGGTCTACTCATCCTATTAGTTTTTATTTTCTCATCGCGTCAATGGCTTGCTTGATGTTAACGCCTTCATCTTTCTTCTGTGAACCTCTTGAACTTCCAAAAAAGAAGTTGATTATAGTGGCTACAATAGTACCCAGAAGAAACCCGAGAACGGTGTCGGCCATCTTAGGGTTGACAACCTCCGAAAAAGTTGCCATGAACAAATAAGTTGAACCTACCACGCTCCAAAAGATAGCGAGATAGTAAACAAAACGCTTCGAGAAAGTGTCTTCCTGTTGAAGCGCGGCTATTTGCATATTCCTTGCGCTCTTGGTGTCCTCCAAGTAAGCCCTCTCAATGTCTGCTTGTAGCTGTTTGGACTCTTGGGCTACCTTGTGTTCCAATTCCTTCAGCTTTAGCTTAAAAGCGTCCTTCTCGTCTTTGGTTTGGATGAAGGTGTCTGCTACCTCCGAGACTTGCTTAATAATCCCGCTGCCTGCACCGCCTAAAAACTCTCCTACTTTACCCAAAAAACCACTCATAACTCAAAATGTTTGTAGCGAGTTCGGCCATTGACCCTATACGCTGTTAATACTTCGCCTCTATTCTTACCCTCTTTGTATGATACATGAACCCAATCTGGATGGCGTTCGTTGCCATATTCCCAGATTAATTGATCAAAGTCTAAGTTGTCTTTAATGAAATGAAATAACTCTCTATTGTTCACGCCCGTTTTGTCGCCGTCGATGTCAAAGGCTTGCCCCTTGCAATGCTGAGAGGATGAAGCACCGCCGATGGCCTCGTTCAATTCCCCGCTTCTATATCCAGAAGACAAAGCAAGAGGGCCGAACTTATCCCTACAAGGCTGAAAGATGAAATGTGCGAGTCGTTTAAGGTTTAAAAGGTGTTCACCCACAGGAACGTTATCTATGCCCCTACGCGTTGCCGTTTGGCTTTTAATAGCCTCCGATAAACTTAGGTTTTTGCTAAGTTGCATACTGCTATATGTATAAAGGTGAAAAGTTTACAATTCTGGATTCTTCCGGTAGAAGGCTTGAATACTTTTGTCGTACTCGTCGAACTTAGATAGCATTCTATTCATGCCGACCTCTAGGCTCTCCATTTTAGTCTGCACGATGGCGAGCAATTCCATCGCCCGCTTACGGTCCGGTTCGTTTTGGTCGAGGTATGTCTCAACGCTTTTAATCCTATCGTCGAACCTGGTTAGCTTTGAATCGTAGTTGTTTAGTATTTCCAACTTTAGCCCGTCAATCTTCGCCGCTAAGTGGGTGTCCATTCCGGAAAGACTGCTTTGCATCACCGCCAAAGTCTCATTTCTAATAGCGTCCTTTTCATCGTTGATGTCTAAGCGGCTTGTAAGTTTATCAATCTCCTTTCCGTGCTGCTGGATGGACCAACGAGCGTAGGCAATAGATAAAACTAAAGCACTAGCCCCGCCGCCTATTGTGCTTATTATTTCTTCCATCTTCTATCTTCTTCTTTTTAATGTACTTGTCTAGTAACTTTTCCCGAGTGAACCGATCCTTTCTTTTTACCCTAGCCATATAGTCGATGAATGGTTTGAATGTCGAGGGGTTATGTCTTCCTCCGTGTTTGTAGAGTACTCAGGGAACAACTCATTGTGGTTGCATAGGTAGTCGATAAGCCTTTGTTTGTAGAACTCCGCTTTTTGTCGGGCTTTCTGTGCTAGGCTGTTGACCTCTGAGCTATCTAAAGCCGTTGCGCCTTCAGGGCTTTTTCGTGTGATCCCTCCGTTGCCGATTCTAACACCCCAAAAGGGGAGCGCGTCGGCTACCGTCTGCCAAGCTAAATAAGGCGCGACCCATGTATTAACGAGCGTGGCATAATTACCCGCCAGAGAGCTTGCAGCGATGTCTGAAGAGCATTTATTGTATAGGTCTGTTCCTAGTTCTGGTTGAACATACACGTCTTGAACGCTTCTAACGCTGTTTTGTATCTTCTCAGGGTCTATGTCTGTGGATATGTGGGTAGTCGTTTTAAGATACTCCGTGCTTATCCAAATGGCTACGCTCATTATCTGTTGGGTTTAGGGTTTACTTTGGCCTCATCGCCTGCGCGTCTTACGCTTGGGGTGTCGCCAACTCTTTTGTCGTTCTGATCGTTCAAAGGCTTTGAAGGGTCTTTTGAAGGAGGTAAAAACTTTCCGTCCTTTCGTTTACGGAAGTAAATTAATCGCTTCCAATAATGCCGACAACCATACGAGCCTTTGAACTTGAATATTGAATAAGTACCGAACTCGCCGTTCTCATTACTGAAACTCATTTGGTCTATGTCTTCCTTTCTGAACCTTCGAGCTGTTCTTTTTTGATAGTTTATAATTCTTCTGCAAAAGTCTCTTGAAGTACTTATAATGTCGCGCCCATCGCCAGAGGTGTACTCGTACAAAATCTTATATAACCCCTTGTCATGGGTGCTTTTATCTGTGGGCTTGGCTGAGATAGAAAGCTCAAATTTAGAATCGTCTAAATCTTCCACAGGCTCGAAGCCTAAAAGCTCCCACCCGTCAGACTCTAGTTCTTCAATGCTTTCACCTGAAGACTCCAAATGCTCTAAGACTTTTTCAACTATCTCACTCGGTATCTGCTCCGCTTTCTTCATCGAACCACGCTTTAGGTTTGCTTGTTTTTATTTCTATCGACTGACCCGCGAAGGCTAGGACCTTATTAATGTTCTCAGCCAAAAAAGCCTGCTTTGGCATTATAACCGTTTCCTCATAAAGTAGGAAGCTCTGTTTAATCTCGTCAGCGTTTGAGCCGAAGCCATCACCGCCCCGAATACCAAACAGAAGTGGCGAAGTAACGCGATGGCCTGCTAAAACCTTCCTTGTAACTTCCTCGCTTAAAAAGGTGTACTTCTTATCCGCGTCAGAGTCTGGCAATACGTCAACTTCTAGTGAGTCGTCTCCGCTTTCTGAGAACGTCAACATCAGGGTCGAGCCACCAGAGCCGCCAAATTTCTTTTTAATCTTATTCTCTAGCTGCCTTTGCGCTTCGGGGTCTGGAATACCGTTCCTGAACTTGAACACCATTGAAGGCGTGAGGCCGTTTTTAGCGTTGTTCAAATGGAAGTTGGCTATTTCCTTGTCTAATTCTATGTAAGAGATAGAGCCCTGATAGTCAACAGGGCTGAAATAATAGAACCCCGACTTGTAAGGGCGCATGAATTGTATTTGTGATCGTTCCGCGTTCTCACCCTTTGCCTTTTGTGGGTCGAATGAGCAGTATTCTACGGGCTTGTTCTTCCTCGTGTCGCTCCAATCGGCAGAAACCCAGTACGAATGTATCTTTCCACGCTCGTCCATCTTAGAGGGGCGCACGTTTTGAACGGGTAGGTGTTTAATCTTCACCACTTTCTCCCCCTTACTATCCCATATAACATTTACGGCCACATTCCCAAGAGCGTACATATCCCACGCCATGCGCCGCAAGTCTTCTTGCTCTAGCTCCTTAATCGGGTTAAAGCCCTCGCCAAATATTAGGTCTGTTGTACCCTTTACAATGGCTGAATGGATAGAGCTTGAATTGATTAAGTCGGTTAAGTATTCATAGTAGTTGTTTTCCTCACCATATTGAACCCAACGCCTAGAAGATACCTCTACCACTTCCGGAAGTTGGTAGGCTGCTAAGTTGATAGCACTTACATTACTGATTGATGACATAGGTTTCTTCGTTTGAATTTTCTATATATGTGATCTGAGCCGTTCCGCTTACCTTCGCTCTCCCCTTCTCCAATACACCCACAATACTTGCGTCCGTTGGGTCTGTGTTCACCGCGCTAGACTGCTCATAAGCTGTATAGTCATAGTATGCGTTCAGCGTGGCAAAAGTGGTGGAAGGGATAACAACTAAATCGTAGGTCCTAGAGTTAGTACCCCCGTAAGTTGTAACGCTTGTGGCTATCGCTGTTTGCACCGTTTCTGCTCCGTGCTTAAAAACGAATAGAACGTAGTTAGCTGGCAGGTTGGTCGCCTTCTCCGTTAGCGTTAGCACTACCGAGTTCGCCTGTCCGCTTGTCAGGTTTATCATAGAAGTATTTTTTTCTTATTTGTGGGTATAGTCCTAGTATTTCTGCCTCTGTTTGTTCGCCTAAAGGCTTAGACAATCCGTTCACTATTAACCCCTTGAATTTCTTGCGTACCGTCCACATACTCTTATATGTATTTTCTAAAAAAAGCAACAAAAAAGCCCCCAGAAGGAGGCTTAATTGCTTGAAGGATGAGTCGAGAATTATCCTGCTGTAACCGTTACAGTACTTGTAAGGTTGTCAAATGGGTAAGCAGTAGCACTTGTACCCGCAGTCGCTTTCAAGAAGTTCGCTGGAACTTTCTCTTTTGCTGTGAAGGTATAGCGATAACCGCTAAAATCTCCTTTTGCTTGTCCTGTTTCTAAGCCGCCTCCTGTTGCATCGCAACCTTGAAGTAAGCCCATTACAAGCAAATTGTCGTTGTTGTCCAATATGATGATATGTGGACGGCCATAGGCCATAATTTTCAGCTCCTTATGGTCTTCTTTGGACAACTTAGGGAAGGAAACCTCTAGGGTTTGCTCCCAAAACGTTGTACCATTTTCGGGTGTAGATTGAACAGCCTCAGTATAAGAGGCATTTCCGTCTTTTAGGTCGTACTCATAGACTGTTACAGCCCCTAAGTCGTCCACCATGTCGGTATCTGTTGCATCGTACCCTAAAGAGAAACCGCCGTAATTCGCAAAATAGAGTTTGCGAAGTCCAGCAACCTGATCCTTACACGCTACGGCTCTACCGAGTGTTAAGTTACAGGCCATAATTACGCGTTAATGTATACGATTTCTGAACCGATACCGTACTGTACACCCGCAGATGCTCGCATAACGTATCGTATATTTTGGTCTCCTAGAGTCTCTGCCGTGTCGATAACTTTAACCTCGTTCATATCGTCGAGTAAGTTAGTACCGAACCAAAGGTTTGTTTGTTCTGCGATGGCTAGTTTGTTAACAGACATACCAGGACATTCTACAATCTGGATACCAGCGTAGCTCAAAACAGGAATCTCACCGTTAAAGATGTTTACACCTCCATGAGAGTTGGCCATTAGGAACTGCTTGTAGTACCATAATGAACGAGTGTTCATGTAAATTCTCAAGTCAGAAGAACCTAGAATTGTTACAGGAATATTGTCAATCGCTGTGTTCAAGGCGTCATCAATGGTTGAAGCTGAGAAAGCAGCCGCAGTAGCGTCTACTACATCCGAGTCAGCAGCCCATAGAGTTTCGAATCCGCTGAACTGTCCAGCAGTTGCGTCGATACCCGTCCAGATGTTGTTCTCGATTGCTTCTCCTGTTCGGCTAGTAAGTCTGTCAATAAAATACTGGTTGAAGGTAGAAGGAGCGTTTTCGTTGTGTGCAGAAGCACCCATAGAAACTGCGTCCCAATCGTCCAAAAAGTCTTGTTTGCAAACGGTTTTGTTGATTTGAAAAGATTCTACACTTAGTACACGCTCGGTAATTGTAACGTCCCCTGCGCTAGTATAGTCGCAAGTAGCATCTGCAAGGGCTACGCTGTCCGCGCCTTTCTTTACTACTAGTTTTTTCTTTACGTTTGGTTTAACCGTCATCCCGTCTAGAGATTTCGGAGAGAGAAGTGCTGCGGCAACGTATTCGCCTGCGGCCTCCCCTGCATAGGTTGAAGTAACTGAATCAGCCATGATTAATTTTTATAATTTTCTTTAATGTATATTGAACGCTCAGTCTGAGACATTGCCGACCAATTAGAAGGCTTGCTTAGATTCGCGCTGGATTTTTCTTTTGAAAGTACGATCGCTTCAGCCTCTGCTTGCGCATCTTCTTTGGCTTCGTCTTCTTTCGTTTCTTCTGAAAGCTCTACAACCTCTGGCGTTAATGCTGCCAACTGTTCTTTGTGTGATTGTAGCTCAGTCATAATATTTTCAAGGAATCCCATGACACCAACGATCTGCTCTTTCAAGTCTTCGGTGTTTGACATTTCTTCTTCAGGGGCTTCTTCTTCAACTGCCTCATAGCTTGCAACTGTGCCAGCTTCTTCGACTGTTAAAGTAAAACCGTCTTCGGTGGTGTACGTTCCCGGTTCAAGCGGCATAGTTTCGCCATCTTCTACCAAAAACACATCGACTCCTTCAGCAAACTCATCTGCCTGAGTTCCGATAATAGAGCCGTCTTCTAGCTTGGCTTCTGCCATTAGCTTGATTTCCTCGCCAAAGACCAGTTTTTTCAGCTTAGAAAACGAGTCTTTGAGTTTTTCGATGTTGTTTGTTTCCATGTGCTTATATGTATCTATATGAAGGCGTTACAAAAAAAGCGTGTAAGTGCCTGATTTTTAGACTTGTCTAAACTATTTTTTAGACTCCTCTAATTTTTTAATGAGCGCATCCATTTCAGTAGCTAAGTCAAACACCTTTGATGCTTTAATCTTGTCCGCGAAATAGCCCTCGATTGAAAAGCCTTTAACCTCTCCGCTTTTAATCTTAGCCCATAGTTCGTCCGAATGAACCTTTAGTGATACCATCCACCATCCTTCTTTTGGCTCAAAGCCGTAAGCCCTAGATTTATCCATGTCCGGAAAGTCTACTATCCAGGACTCGAAAAGAGAAAGGCCGACCACCTTGTTCTCATGCTCGTATGTATAGTTGTGGTGGTTGTTCTTTTGTAGGTAAAGCTCCGATACCCTCCTAATGGTTTCCTTTGAAAAGTGTGCGTAGTATTCTTCACCCGTTTCCTGATCCATTCTGTAAATCTGTTTGTTCGGAATCAGGGCAGGGCCGACAAGTAGTTTTTTCTCATCGTCTGCTTTAGCGAATACATATTTGTTCTTTTCCTGAGATAGGAATACGAAGTTTTGTTCGATGGCTGGATATTCCACTAAGGAAATGGCATCGACTCCGTATAGGTCTTCCCCTTCGTCTAGTATTAGTTCTGTGATTTTCGTCATGGCGTGTGTGTGTTCTTATATGTACTTTGAGGCGTTTCGTTGTATAAGTCCAAAATGTTTCTTACTTTAACTAAAGCTAGATAACTGATTCGCGTTTTATTGCCGCGTCTAGCTCTTGCTTACTACTAACGTCCTTCGATAGTACATAGGTTTTAGTTATCATTGAATCGCCACTACCTTCGTTTTCGGTGTCTATGTCGATTCCCCTTGCCGCGTTTGATTGGTCTTGCGGCCCTGAAGGAATTGAAGGCGCACTAAGTGATGGAGCAGATGGCCCCTTTGCTTTGTTTAGTATCTGTTTAGCCTGAACAAATGCCCCTAAAGTGGTGGCAATCGCTCCTGCTATAAGTGCCGGAGCTGTAAATGGTGCGGCTGGCCCTGTTGCTAGTGCTGCTGCTTGCGCCCCTGCAATAGCCGAACTTATAGAGCGGGCCGTATCAATAGCTAACTGCGCGATAGCTACTCCCTTTTGAAACTTTTCAGCCTTTTCAGCGTTTTTAAAGCTCAATGTAGCAAGAGAGTTAAGGCTTGAAACAGCAGACTGTTCAATACTTAATCTCGCCTGCTTATTAGCTTCATAGATTTCTAGTTCTTCTTCGGCTTGCTTTTTACGTTTTTCATTTGCTTCTTCCTCATACTTAGTCTCAACATTTGCAACCTTCTCTAAGTATTCTAATTGAATATCTAAAAGGCTACTATTATTAATCCTAGCTTTCTCTTGCATTTGAGAGTACCATAACTCAACCTCTTGAAGTTCCTTCTCCCTCTGGGTAAGCCCAACTAGTGCAAGTTCCTGCGCTACCCCCCTTTGTTCTAATATTAAAGAATTTGTATTGGTAAGCTGCTCCGATTGTTGGCCTACTATCCTTTCGGCTAATTCAGCCTGCTGTCCTAGAGCATCATTATATCGCTCTTGGCTCTCAATGCTGTTGCCGTTTATCTGCATATTGGCTAGAGCCACTTTAAGCCTAAAATCGGCAAGTTCCTTTTCCTTTAGTAGCTGCTCCTCTAATATAACCCCTAGTGCATCGTTGGCTTTTTTTCTTTCGTCAAATGTCAGGCTAACGTCGTCTCTTATCTGCCTTTGTAGTTCAGCGTCTTTTTGGAACGTTAGCTGTACTAGCTGCTGCTGAGACTCAAGTATTTTTAGTTTGTTCTCTAATTGTGTGATATTTTGGGCTGTTGCCGCCACTTCAGAGGCATATTTAGCCAAGAAGTTAATACCAGACTTTATGCTGTCGGTTATGGTTTCTAAAGAGCCATCGACACCCGTCAAAACGTCTACGGATTGCCTGCCAGCTTCTTTAACGTGTTCCAGAGCTTCGGTAAATTCACCCGCAAAAAGACTCCTTAAGGCTTTGCCTAGATACCCAAAAACTTCAAGTAGCTGGTTGAACCTATCTATTAGCCCCTTTTTAACCGTATCAGCGAAGTCCTTAACAGCTTTCTGCGGATTCTCAAAGAGGGCCTTAAATGAATCTACTACGGGGTCTATGTTGTTGCCAATGAATGTAACGAAGTCGCTAAAGGCAATTCCTAAGCCCGTCATTACAGCAGTCAATCCATCGGCAAACTTTTGATTCTTACCGAGAGCTTCTGACAGCTTGGCAAATGCAGCAATGACTAAACCAATACCTAAAGCCTTAAAGCCAGCACCTAGAGCCTTCGCACCTTTACCAATTTTATTGACACCCTTACTCGTTCCCTCTGCATTTTTTTTGAGGTCTTTCATCTCATCGCCTACACCTTTTATGGATTCTTGGGCCTGAGAGCCATCTATTTCAAGGTCGAACTTTATTTTTTCTGCCATTTTCTATTCTTTAGTCTAAAAACACAAGTGCGCCATGTCTTTTTTAATGAACTGCTGAGAGAATACCCGCCGCCTGCAATAAATTCTTCCCTCGTTCCTACCTTCTTAGATGTATTTAAGGCGTTGTTAGCCTTTATCACCTCGCTAAATAAGTTGCTCATGTCAATACTCTCTATATTCAAATAATTCTACTGTGATGTGCCAACTTGTTACGGCTGCATAAGCTCCGGTATTAACCTCTACTGATATAGCCTCGTTAGTAGTGTCTGCGCTTGTTCTTACTTGCAGAGCCGCTAACGCTCCATCGGCTTCAGCGTTTATCGTTGAGCCTGAAACCATAGTAACACTTCCTCCGCTTGCTCGTCTAAAAGC